TTGCAATGGGAAAATAGATTAAAGCTGATCCGAGAGCGTCATAATATGACGCAAGAAGAGCTTGAAAAGGCATCTGGTGTTTCACGTGTTACTATTTCTAACATAGAAAGGGGGGCATTAAAGAATATGAAAGTTGACACAATGCGTGCATTGGCTCACGCACTTCATGAAAAACCAGAAAATATTTTTTTACTCTGAAAGTTAAGTAAACTTAACGCCAAACTTATCACAACAACCTACCACGGAATTTAAAAACATAGAAAGGAGAGAAAATGGAAAAAATCATGTTGACACCAAGAGAAGCTCATGAATGCACGGGAATAGGCGAAAAGCAGATTCGGGACTGGGCAAAGAATGATACTACATTCCCTGCGCTGTCAGTAGGAGTTGATATCCACATCCCTTATGACGATTTAAAGGCATGGCTGTCAAATCGTGCACGGTTACGAGTAGGTCTAAAAACACATGACTCTCAAGTTGCCGGGATTATTAGGAACAGAAGGATGCAGGCATGAACAAACCCTTAATTTGTACGACAGTCCTTATGTCAGCCGCACTGGTGGCAGGCGCCGCGGTAGATGCCGAAAGGATCCATGACTATTTCTTTCCACCGGTCACCTTGGTCGAGTACCGGAGAGAGGTAAAACCCGGAGACACACTCTGGGACATCTGCGGTGAGATCGCGACAGACAAAGAAGACCTGCGGAAACTGGTCTATCAAGCAAAAAAAGACAACAGGATCCGGGACGTAGGAAACCTGCAGCCGGGGACCTTAGTGATTGTAAGAGTTGAGAAAGCGCGGAATGGATGACAGACAATTTACCGTAACACTGGCTAAAGAAGATTGGAATTTAGTTCTGACTGTTGTACCTTTTTACCGGTTTCTTCGTTGAACCAGTCGGCAATATTTGCTTCATTACTCATGGAGTACGAAATCGAATGCATTATCCGCGGAATAAAGTCAGATTTAGACAGTCAAGGTTTTTAAAAGTAAAGGAGGCGAGGAAATGACTGACGCAGAAAAGTTTAAACATATCAGCGAATATGTACGTCGCAGGTACATGCAAGAGTCGATTGCTTGGACAGATGCGGACGAAAAAGGCGAAGTGATGAGCGCAGCGAAAGCAAGCATACGTGAAGAAATTCTATTTGAAATTATTAACGAACTCAACAAAATTGAAAAAGCCGACTGATAACTGCAATTATCAATCGGCAGGCGGAAAAGAATCGCTAAGACTTTCCGCCTCTATTGTAACAAAAACAGGAGGAATAAACAAATGGACAAAGATTTACAGACGGCAACAAAAGAATTGTGTGAGATCTTGGAACCGATGAATATAAAACTTAAAAAATGGCTGTTAAAACAAAAAAAGCATCTTCTCGTGTCTGACGGAAAACCTATTAATTTAGGACTATTAGCAGGAAACGTCTATGCGGTTTATATCCTTTATTGACGATTTGCTGAGGAATGCAGATGAAACGTGAAGTATTTGATGCCTTGAAAATAGGAACGAAAATCAGCGAGCCGAGAGGACGTGAGGCTTCACCTGTTAAAGGGACACTGTCGGATAAAGTCGGAGAAACGGCTTTAATGAGAACGGGGTACACTCCCGGAGGAAAACCGATCCTGCGGTGGGTACATTATGCAAAACTGAAAAAGGAGATATAACAATGGACGAAAAAGAACTAAAAACGATAGATACCGAGGCGGAAATAACAGAACTCCAGATTGTCGAGCCGCAAATTCTTTCCGCGGATATCAATGTAACGACAAATTTCGAGGATGTAAAAAAGAACCTGCAGGCGATCACGGAAAAGTACAAGGGACTGGTCGTCACTGACCAAAATCAAAAAGACATGGAAAAGACACTCCGAGAGGTGGTATCTCTACGGACAAGTATCCAAAAGTTTGAAGTCAACGGAAAACGGAAACTCCGCCGTCCGATGGATCAATTTGCAGACGCCTGCAAAGAACTCTTAAAAATTGTGAATGAAGCGGAACGACCGCTCCGCGAGCAACTGGACGCTTACGAAACAAGGCGGCAGGAAGGCGTAACCAAAGTTATCCTGCACAAGTATGAGGAGCTGGCTCTTGATGCGGGACTCCGTGAAGAATTCCGCTCCTGCGATATCTTGTCAAAGTGGATGAATAAAACAGCAAAATTGAAGGACACCTATGAAGACATCGCGCGCTTGGTATCCGAACAGGCAGCCACGCAGAAACAGCATGACGATCTCAAGGAACTTAAGCAGTCCCGCATGGAAGCGGCCATCCTCACGATCGAGAAATATAACGGGATGCAGGATCTTGCGACGCCCATAACAGAGGAGTTCCTGACGGATGAGTTACTGGATCGCCCGCTGGAAGAAATCAAGCAGGCAATCGCCGCCGAGGCGCTCCGTCGTCATAATATCGAAGAGCAAGCAAGAAGAGTACAATCCGAGCCCGAACCTGCACCGGCTCCGGCTCCGGCTGTGCCCGTGCCGCCTGCTCCTACGTCGGCAAGCGCACCGCCGACTGTTCCGATTCCGCAAGCACAGCCGGGTGTGGACTGGCCAAAAATAATGATTGTCACCATCACACTCAATCATTCATCGGACTATCAGAATGTAGAAACCGCGTTAAATAATTTACCGCCCCACATTAAGTGGAACAGCGAAATTAAGGAGGTATAATCATGGACATCGAATTTAAAAAAGCCCACCGCGCTAAAGCAAAGCTGCGCTTAGCATTGGCAGGACCGTCGGGAGCAGGGAAGACCTATTCGGCACTTCTGATCGCAAGCGGAATCGTACCGCTGGAAAAAGTGGCGGTAATTGACACCGAATCGGGGTCTGCAGATTTGTATGCAGACCTGGGCGGATATTCTACATTGACAATCAACCCACCGTATAGCCCTCAGAAATATATTGAAGCAATCTACGCAGCAGAAGCGGCAGGATTTGAGCTTGTCATCATTGATAGTTTATCTCACGCATGGAGCGGAGAGGGCGGCCTGCTTGACCAACAAGGAAAGGCGACGGAAAGCAAATACCGCGGAAACAGCTGGGCGGCGTGGCGAGAAATCACCCCGCTCCACAATCAACTGGTAGAAACAATGTTGCATACACCGCTCCATGTGATCGTTACTATGCGAAGCAAGACAGAGTATATACAAACTGAGGTAAATGGAAGAAAACAGATACAGAAAGTCGGTATGGCTCCGATTCAGCGTGATGGAATTGAGTACGAATTTACGACTGTTTTTGATTTATCGCAGAATCACACGGCGACAGTTAGCAAAGACAGAACAAAATTGTTTGACGGGCAGTATTTTACGCCTACGCCGGAATGCGGAAAAGCACTCCTGCAGTGGCTCAATGCGGGAAACGTTCCGCAGGTGTCTTCCGCTCCGCAAAAAGCGACACCCATAAAAGCCGAAACACAATCCGTAAGTAGAAAACAGAAAACACACAGAGAACGGCTGGAACGTATCTGGAAACAGCTTGGCTGGGATAAAACGCAGCCGCTTGATGCATATATGACAAGCCGCATGCAGACGATGTACGGCGCGGACGCCACAGTGGACAAAGCGCAGGAAACAGACTGGGTCTCGGCAGATAGGGAAATTACAAACTATCTGATTGAACAGAAGCAAAATAAAATTGCGGAAATTCTTCCGGGAGAACCTCTTTTAGAAAAAGATGAAATCCCGTTTTAAGAAAGGAGAAAAATTATGATTACAGCAACACTTTACGGCAGGATTGCCCGGGATCCGGAACAAATGCAACCGTCCAACGGAGGGGAATCGTATGTACGATTTTCCATGGCGGTAGAAACGGGACGCAAAGATCAGGACGGAAACCGTATTGCCCAATTTATCAATATCTCTGTTTTCGGAAAACAGGGCGATGTTATTTGCCAATATTTTCACAAGGGTAATCGCATTGTGTGCCACGTGAGAAATCTTGAAACCAGAGCGTATGCGGACCAGTCGGGGCAGCCGCGAGCCAACCTGCAGGCAGTTTTAGCGGGAATTGAATTTGTGGAAACAAGGGCAGATCAGGAGCAACAGGGGGAGAACAGCGGACCCTTTGCGCGGTACGGTACGCCGCAGCCGGATAGCGCAGCACCTTCTTACGGTGCGGCATCTTCAGGAGCTGCTCCCGCGCCGCAGACACTGCCGGGCATGCAGGTACAAGGACCTGTTCCTGCCCCCTGGGACGCGTGAGGTACTGAACGATGGAAGACATTAAAACGAATTCATTGCCGAATATGGAATGTGGGATGGCCTATCTGGCTCATCCCTACGCTCCGCTTAACAGGAGAGCTGAAATATTCGTGGAGGCTATTAAAGCGGAGAATGTAGAAGAAGCGGGGGATATTGCGCTTAAAATCATGAAGAAGTATTTAAATTTGACGATAATTTCTCCTCTCCATAACTATTCATTTTTGGAAGGGAATTATGAAAAAGAGACGGAAATACTCAAGTACGATTTTAGGCTTCTCTCCCGGTGCGATATTTTGATTTTGTCTGGAAACTGGCGGAACAGCAAAGGCTGTATGTCCGAATACGGCTATGCAAAGGCGAAGGGAATTCGGATCTATGAGTATGTAGACGGAACTCTGTATCCGCTGGAATGATGCTGGTTAATTGAAAGGGGTGATGCCATGGCACGGCCGCTCAAACAAGGGCTTGATTACTTTCCCTTGGATGTCGGCTTTCTACAGGATATGAAAGTGCGCCGGATAATTAAGTCATGCGGTGCGTCGGCAATTTCAGTACTAATCTGGCTGCTGGGTAGCTGCTATCGAGACGAGGGGTACTACATTTGGTGGACAGAGGATTTGCCTTTCATAGTGGCGGATGAGATTGGCGTCACGGAAGGATGCGTACAAGAGGTTGTTAAAAGAGCCTTACAGGTCGGTTTCTTTGATGCAAGCATGAAGGAAAAACATGGAATTCTGACTTCTGCGGGAATCCAGAAAAGATTTTTGGAGGTAACTTCTCGAAGAAAAGCAGCGTTTCTCCGTAGGGATTTTGCACTCATTTCCGTTAATGTCGACAATAACTCAATTAATGTATGCAATAACTCGATTAATGTATACAGTAATGAACAAAGTAAAGTAAAGAAAAGAAAAGGAAAGGAAAGTAAAGAAAAGGAAGAAGAAAAGAACGTTCTTTCTTCTCAAGATGAAATCATTCAATCTTACTTTTCATCCAATCCTGAACTGGAGAAATCAATCAAAAGGTGGATGGATATGAGAGAAGAGAAGAAAACTTCTGTTTCACCGACGGCTCTCAAAAAGAACCTGACACAACTCAAAAAATTATCAAACGGGAATATAGAGGACGCCATTCTCATTGTAGAGCAGTCAATTGAAAATCAATGGCTCGGATTCTGGCCACTCAAAAGACCAAAGCAGAAAAAAGCGGGAGAAAGCTACGGACATATTGCTTCTCCGGAAGAGTGGAAAGGTATCAAAGACGGGTGGTGACAATGGAACAAATCGGACAGGATATGGATGCTCTTCAGAAAAAAATGGAGACATTTATTAAAAACAATGGCCGCTTAAATGAGCAAAACGAAAAGACGGAAGCGGAAGAGGCGGCAGAAGAAAGAAAAAAATGGACGAATCGGCTGTATAAAGCCGGGATAGGCAGGCGGTACCATGCCTGCACGTTTCAGAACATTGAAAGAAAAGGATTACCGGATTCCAAGCTGCTGAAAAGCCATTATGCCATCGCGAAAGATTACGCTAAGAATTTCAAAAAACATAAGGCAAAAGGGCAAGGGCTTATATTCGCCGGACCGGTAGGACGCATGAAGACAACAATGGCGGTGGCCATAGCGCAGGAAATTATGAAAGAGTACAATCGGGCGTATTTCATCACAATGCCGGAATTAATGGACAGCCTTCTGCAGAATAATCTTTCACAAGAAGTCCGGACGCGCACAAAAGAAACGGATTTACTGATTCTTGATGACATGGGAGCGGAGTATCAAAATGACTGGGTACTGAACGCGGTCAATGCAATTATATCTAAACGGTATAACGAACTCCTGCCGGTCATTATTACGACAAATAAGACGCCGGAAGAAATGAATCAAAGGTACATGGCACGGATTTTTGATAGGTTAAAACATGCTAATAGATTACTTATAGAAGCGGGCGAAAGCTTGCGAAAGAATGCTATTTGAAAAGGAGGAATGGATCATGACGTTAGAAGTAGCGATTGAAGTATTAAAAGAATTTCTAAGCGGTCTATCTGATAGTACATACTGGATTCCGACCGGAAAAACAGCTGAAGAAGAAAAAATATTTAACGATAGAGTTTGGATGGCATTAGTTGAGGTCATTAGAGCGCTTGATTCGAAGAAAAGCAAAGGAGAATGACATGATAAACATGAACGATTGCAAGATTTGCGGAAACCTCGTCCGCGATCCGGAAATTAAAACGACATCATCCGAGAAAGCGGTAGCAACGATGACGGTAGCGGTTAATCGGTATTTTGCAAATCAGAACGGGGAGAAGCAGGAATTTACGGATTATGTACGAGTAAAAGCATGGCCGCCATGGGCAGAAGCTATCGGGAACCAGCTGCAGAAAGGGATGCCGGTATTTGTTGAAGGGCGGTACAGCAATTACTCATACGGCAAGGACGGAGATAAGAAGTACATGACGGAGATTGTCGCTGAATTTGTAGCAAGCCCTTTGAATATTAAGAAAGCACAAGCAGCAGAAGCGGGAACAGGAACAGGCGATTTTGAACAGTTCGGAACAGCTCAAAGTGAACTGCCACCACAGATGGAAAATGATGATTTACCGTTTTAAGGGGGAAGAGAAATGGATACAGCGTTGGATGCAGCAAGCGTCGTATTGTTTGTTGTTCTGATCATGTACGCAGCCATCAAACTCAACGAGGCGGCAAGAAAGCTGCGCAATGAAGAAGAGCGGATTTACGGTTCCCGGAGGAAGAAATGAATAAAAGAAGCTATAGAATGACTTATCAAGATAGCGGTTCAAGAGATATCTGCTTCTGCAGCGCGGAAGACTGCAAGACAGAGTGCAGGCGAAACAGGCAATTACCGTTTTTCAAAGACTGGATTGATTATTGCAAAAGAAAAGCCTATCCGGTCAGATACGCTGTAAGTGACTTCCATAAAAAATGCAGTGATTACAATGGTGGCGGAGAATTATGAGATTACGTGATGAAAAAGGCGACAAATATTATCTTTTAAGACAATTTGAATTGTACCTGATCATTTTGTACGGTGTCGTTTGGGGAGTATCGATAGCATCAACATTATTCTTGATTGGGGAGTTGGCACGGAGATGAAACTCATAATTCCTGGACGGCTACCCTGCATGAATGACTTGATTGCCGCTAACCGGCTGAATAAGTACGCTGGGGCAGGTGTTAAGAAGAAAACGCAGAGACAAATTATTCTGATTCTGCAGCCGCAAGTGCAAGGGCGGAAATTTACTGAAAAAGTAAACATCCGCATTGAATATTACGAAAAGGATATGCGCCGGGATGAAGACAATGTGATGTCTGCGGCTAAGTTTATTCTTGATGCGCTGCAGGATATGGAACTGATACCGAATGACAGCCGGAAATATGTGCATTTGACGCAAGAGGTTTTTACAGATCGAGAAAATCCGCGGATTGAAATAGAGGTAAATGAAGCATGAAACGAGGAGAAGAAGAATGGGTATTGGGACTTAATGAAGATCGTTTTAATTGTGGCGACACGTACCACAGCAAAGAAGAAGCGATTAATGTCGGACGGAAGGAGCTCATGAATGCTAAACCACATAACCCTGCGTCTTTCGGGGGTTATTCAGATGTTTTTATGGCTGACATGGATGATTCATTCATGTGTTTCTATGTCGGAAGGCTAATAAGACCTGAGCCGAAAGCGGATATTGATAATATCATTGAGGATTTAGTAAGTAACGCAGTATACATTTACGACGAATATTACAATGATTTTCTTGAAGATGTCACAGATAAGCAGAGAGAAGAACTGGAACATAGCATAAACAAAGTTATACAGAACTGGCTTGATAAACATAATTTAAGAGATTACGGATATTTAGTTGACGATGTGGAGAAGGTGAATGTATGAGTAAAAGCGAAAAAGAAATGGAAATACAATATGCGATCGCAAAAAAGATCGGCAGGCAAAATATTGTAATACCCAATGTTAGCTTTGCGTGGGTATCATGTAGAATCTCGAAATATGGCGCCGATGGACGTTTTATCGGATATAAATACCCGTTCAGGGGGGGTTAGACATGAAGCCGATTTGATTTGGATAAATGACAATGATTATTTAACAGAAGTAGAAATCAAGACAAGTTATAGCGACTTTTTAGCGGATTTCAAAAAGAAAGAAAAACACATGACAAAATATACACGAGCTGTCTACTATGCATTTCCGTGGGACATATACAAAGGAAATAAAGAAAAGATCATAAAAACACTGGCTGAAAAATTTCCAGAAGCAGGAGTGATTATTGTTGATATGGATGGAACGGTGGTAAGAACGTTAAAAAATGCTGAATATTTCACGGTAGAAAAAATACCGATTGAAGTAAAGGTTGGATTAATGCGAATTGGTTGTCAAAAATTGTGGGAGTGGAACGCATGAAAACATTACAAGAAGAAGTATTTGAACTGATAATGAATAGGATCGGAGTAGTAGACGATGAAGAGTTTGAAGCAAAAAACTTCAACGAGAAGGTTTTCCGCACATATAAGTTTTCAAAATGCAAGGTGTATGAGCTTAGTGACAGTGGCGATTGGTATAAAATTTTTACATGGTACTTTTTAGTTAAGGTTTTTGATAACTATGAATTTAGAGTAAAGCCGTTTAAACCGAAGTCTCACGAAAAATATTTTTGGATAGATGGATTCGGAGATGTATATAATAGCGAATTCGGTGATTTCTGCACAGTGGATTGTTTAAATAGATGTATTGGAAACTGTTTCAGAACAAAAAAGTCGGCAGAAGCGAATAAAGAGAAAATATTGAAAATGCTAAAAGGAGAAGATGATGAATAACGGAGTGCGACCGGGGATATTTCATAATCCGGATCCGACTTACGAAAAAACAAAAACGAATTTAAATCGTGAATCGAAACGAGTACGCGGTGAAGTTGAAGCGTTTTTTGAAGAAATAAGACGCTGCAGAAAACACATCAATTCGCTGAATCAATACCGCCAGCAGTGCGAGATGGATTTGTTCTCTTTAAAAGGCTGTAGATACGACAAGGAGCCTGTGGATGGCGGCTCTCCATCCGATTTGTCAGACATCGTGATTGCTTTCAAGGAGAAGATGGAAAAATCAGAAGAGCTTCGGATAAAAGAGCTCAACAGATACGGTGACATGATTACAAGAGGGTTCAGGCTGCTTGCTTTGCTTTCCGGTCCGGAGCAGAAATCAATCATGATTGACAGATATTTCTTAAACAAAATTTGGGAAAAAATCGCGCAAGAACATCATTATGCAAGAACATATTGTTATGATTTGAAAAATAAAGCTTTTCGGGAAATCTCAAAGAAAGCAAAACCTGACAAAATCTGACATTTAAATGTGGTATTATGATAGCGTGAAAGTAGCATGATACTTCCTCTTTAATTTTAGAAAAGCACGCGTCAATCCTCCCCGACGTGTGCTTTTCGTTTGTTTATCTAAAAGGCGGTGATTACTGTGGGCGCAAAGGGAAAGTATGCAAAGTGGCTTCTTCCGGATAATCTTTTGCGTCTGCAGGCATGGGCGCGAGACGGATTAAGTAATGAGCAGATTGCGCATAATATCGGCATTAATCAAGATACATTGTATACATGGATTAAGAAGTACCCCGAATTTTCCGAGGCTTTATCGCGCGGGAAAGAAGTAACTGATATTGTTGCCGAAAATGCATTGTATCAAAAGGCTATCGGAATCAAAGAAACTATAATGAAACCGATAAAACTGAAACAGATTTTATACAAAAATGGAAAACGTATATCTGAAAAAGAATATATCAAGATGGTTCCGGAAGAGGTTTATGTACCGCCGGATGTGAAAGCACTTATCTTCTGGCTGACGAACAGAAAGCCGGAATGGCGAGATAAGCAAGAGAAAGAATTGTCCGGCAATGTCGGCATCAATTTGGTGGTAGATGATGACATCAGTGCAGACGATTAATCTTGTCAATGACATTATTCATCCGACGCCGAAGCAGCGTGAGTTTATGCGGATGGTCAAGGATAATACATACATTCTTTATGGCGGTGCAGCAGGCGGCGGAAAATCGTATATTTTGCGCTGGGAACTGGTTTATCTCCTGATCAGCTGGTACAAGCATCTGAAATTAAAAGGTATTCGCGTTGGGCTGTTTTGTGAGGATTATCCGTCTTTACGAGACAGGCAACTGTCAAAGATAAAAATGGAGTTTCCGGAATGGCTTGGCAGCTACAAAGAAGCGACGCATGAATTTACATTAAATCCGGCGTTCGGCAGCGGTGTGATATGTTTCCGTAATCTGGATAATCCGTCAAAATATTTATCATCAGAATTTGCGGCAATCGCGATTGACGAATTGACGCTGAATGAACAGACTGTTTTTGATTTTCTCCGCATGCGGCTTCGCTGGGTCGGTGTTGAGGATCCTAAGCTGATTGCCGGAACGAACCCTGGTGGCAAAGGTCATATGTGGGTTAAGAATCTGTTTATCGATAGAAATATTCCGCCGGAAATGCGGGATTTTTCAAATAAAATTGCGTTTGTACAGGCGCGGATAGATGATAATCCGTACTTGCCTGCAGGATACAGTGACGCGCTTGATACGCTGCCGAATAAGCTAAGAAAAGCGTATCGTGAGGGCGACTGGAATATATTCGAGGGGCAGGTTTTTGAGGAGTTCCGGACAGATATACACGTTGTTGAACCGTTTGAAATTCCGAAAAGCTGGCAGCGCGGACGGTCTATGGATTGGGGATACAGTAAACCGTATGCGGTATACGAATATGCAGTCGATTATGATGGTGTTGTCTATGTAATTAATGAATGGTACGGCTGCAAACCGGGGACTGTCAATACAGGTACGCAGGAAACAGCGCGGGAAGTCGCGCAGAAGATTAAACATTTGGGCAGTGAGTTCGGCATTGCGGATCCGGCAATTTGGCAGAAAACAGGACATGACGGGCCGTCGATTGCGGAAGTGTTCGCAGCGGAAGGCGTGCCATGGTATCCGGCGGATAATGACAGACTGGCAGGGAAAATGCAGGTACATCTAAGGCTGAAAGAACGAAAGCTCAAGATATTCAAAACGTGTTATCACTTGATACGGACGCTGCCGGCATTGACATACGATAAGCACAAAGTCGAGGACGTGGATACACAGCAAGAAGACCATAGTTACGACAGCGTCAGATATTTCTTGATGAGCCGCCCGATTCAGCCGGTGAAAGTAGAAAAGCCATTCAATGATGGATACAGATATGAAGATACGGAAGGAGATGAACCGACGGCATGGGGCGTGTAATGAGCGACAGAGCGCTTAGAGATTACGCTTATAGAGTGCTCAAATCAGAGTACGGTGAACATATAGAGAACGGGATTTTAATTCCGGCAAAGAAATCTGATGAAGAGTTGGCAGCGTTCGCAGCGCAGATGCCGGAATGGCAGCTTGAACAGATGTATGGAATGATGTTTAAAGGAGAACTTGTCGAATGAGTTTTGATTTATCCGAAGCGCGAAATAATGTAAAAAAGGCACTGCAGCTAACCAGTGAATGGCGCAAAAGCGCGAAAGAAGATTATGATTTCATGCGCGGTAAACAGTGGACAGACGCGGATTTGAAAGTAATGAAACAGAAATCCCGTCCGGTCATTACAATTAACCGGATACGTCCTGTTATTAATTTGTTATCCGGTTATGCGGCGCAGAATGAAACGGAGCCGGATTTTCTGCCGCGCTCGGAAGAAGATGACCGGGTAGCACGTGTGGCTAAAGGTATTACAAAGTACACTTTTGACAAGACGAATTATCAGAGCGTTAAGAAAAAGGCATTCAAAGACGCGGTGATATGCGGTGTCGGAAATTATTGGGTCAGTTATGAATTTGATTACGCTCGGATGGATGGACGAATACAGATAAAAAATATCAGTCCGTTTGATGTGTTCGTTGACCCGGAATGCAAAGAAGATGATTTGTCAGACGCTTTCTACTGCGGGCGTTACAGCTGGGAAAGTCCGGATAAATTGAAGCAAATATATGCGGACAAAGCAGATGAAATTGCCATGCTCGCGCATAAATACGATGACAGCGAATTGGAGACAGTTGATACGGAACCGCTTTGGTATTCACGGGATTTAAAGAAATTAAGAGTAGTTCAGTATTGGTATAAAGAGTACACGCGAAAGAAAATTTTTTCTGCAGATGGGATGATTGTTGATGAATCGCAGCCGGATTTATATTCGGCTTTTTTAATGTCCGGAGCGGAACCGGAAGAAATCCCGGTTACGAAAATCAGATATGCGACGTTTTGTGGAGAAGTGCTGCTTGAAGATGGCGAAAGTCCATACAAACACAATCAATTCCCGCTTGTACGGCAGTATTGCTACTTGTCGGGCTACGGTGAGGATGCGGATGACGGACTGGAACCGGCGGGGATTGTACGGGATTTAAAAGACGCACAGCGCGAACTCAACAAGAACCGCAGCCAGCGTATGCATATCGTCAATCAGCAGTCGCTCGGTGTTCGTTTTTGGACCGGACCGCAGTTTGATGAAAAAGAAAAACGGGAAATTCGGAATCTGTCTACAACGCCGGGCGCGAACATTTTCTTGAAGCCGGGCGTGACATTTACCGATGGGCTTCCGTCAGCGCAGTCTGTCAATAATATAGAGCTTGAAAACCGCTCAAGCAGTGATTTCTACACGATTTCAGGCATTACTCCGGAGAGCCTGTCGGGCAGTATCGGGGCGATGAGCGGGAAGGCGATTGATTTAAGACAGTCAGTCACCACGGTGCAGACCGCCGAAATATTCGACAAAGCCAAAGAAGCGGAACTGCAGATTGTAAAACTCTTGTGGGGAGACACCTACGCGCCGGGATTGATTCCGCAGTTTTATAACAAAGACAAGGTTATGCGGATTCTCGGTGAAGACGGCAAGAAAGAATTTGTGCAGATACAGCCGGGGCTGGGGCAGGCAATGCAAGAACAGCAGGCGGTAGATCAGAACGGTATGCCGGTAACAGATGAAAACGGTGACCCGGTAACGAAAGTACTGTATGATTTATCCGCTTTCGATTTCGACATTGTAATCACAACGTCGCAGGCAAGCGCTACCGCACGGCGGGCGAATTTGTATCAGTTGCTTGAGGCGAAGAAAGCGGGCGTCGATATTCCGATGGATATTATTCTTGATTTCATGGATTTCCCGGAGAAAGAAACCGTCAAAAAACGTATGCAGCAGGCTTCCGAACAGCCGAAAATGCCGGACTTTAAAGTCAACGCAAGTATTGAGGATTTACCGGCGGAAGCACTGTCAACGGCACTGCAGTCTATCGGCGTGAATATTTCACCGCAGCAGATTATGCAGGAAAGATTAGCACTGAAAGGGCGTGCAATCGCTCCGCTGGTGCAGCCACAAATTCCGATACAGCAACCACAGCTATTAGGGCAGTAATGCCTTGATATATCGTCCTAAGCAACGACGTTAAAAGGCTTTTTTCTTTCGTCCGAAAAGAGACGGTAAACTACAAAAAATCATTCGACCGCCGATGTCGTTAAACCGGCAGAAGGAGATAATCATGGAAAATGAAGCAATGCTCAACGCAGAAGATTTAGGCTTTGACGCAGAGGATTTGAAAGAAGCAGGTCTTGATAAGCAGAAACCGGCAACACCAGCGGGTAATGATCCAAAGAAACCGGAAGACAATTCTGCAGACGGACAGCCGAAAACTGATCCCGATCCAGAATCGGAACCTAAAATGGAAATCGAACCAAAAGAACCGGAAGACAATCCGGCGGGCGGCGATTTAAAGAAAGCGCTGGCAGAAGAACGGGCTCGCAGAAAAGCGGCCGAAGAAGCGGCTAATACCTTGCGTTCGCAGATGAGTATGTCACAAAAACCGGTATTATCTCCGGAAGATTTGAATCAAATTCGCAGTTATGCGCAGCAGGAAGCCGCACGTCGGCTCAAGATTGATGACGCGTCTGATTTGATGTTCACTGACGCCCAGAAGTATCAAGAACTTCTTCACGAACAAGCACGGATTGAATATCAGATGACACGCCAGCAGGAAGAGCGGCAGGAAACCTATCAGAAAAATGTAGCGTTTATTGGCGAGCTTAAGGCTATTCCGAATATCGGCGAGCTGTGGCAAAAAGGCACTGAAATGCTGGACGGCATGACGCGAAAAGACGCTGCCCCGATTGATGCGGCATTTTCACGTATTGATCAGGGGATAGGCACGGATGCAGACTTCAAAGTTATTCGCGATTTTGCTGAAAAGGTAAAATCGGCGATGGCTGCACCCGCGCAAAATCCGCTTGAAACGGCTAAAACACTGCCGAAAGCAAGCGCATTAAACGGCGGTGCTCTAACCGGCGCGAAACTGTCTGAGGAAGAAATCCTCAAGTATGTAGAAGAAGGTCGGGAGAATGAACTTCCGGCGGAAATCAGAAAGCAGATTGATGACCTCTGCGGTGATTAATTATTTTGCAAAAAGGAGAATGAAATATGGCACATGAATTTAAAATTCCTGAAAAATTGGTTCCTAAACTCTGGACGAAAAAGGTATGGAGAGAAGGTTTAAAAGCTTCTTATTTTGATAAATTTACGTCTACTAATGGAAATAATGTTGTTCATACGAATAAAGATCTAAAACAGGCTAAAGGCAATGAAGTAAACTTTGGACTGGCAATGAATCTTAAAGGTAACGGCGTTTCCGGAAATAACACACTCAAAGGTAATGAAGAAGAAATGCAGATGTATGATTTCAGCGTAAAGACTGCTTTGGTCAGAAACGCAGTTACGCGCTTTGAGGCGGATGACCAGAAATCTCCGTACGAAAATTTGCCTCTTATTAAGGGGGTGTTGGTGCAGTGGCTGTCTGATTGGAAAGATAACAAGCTGATTTCCGCACTGACCGCCAATCCGACAACCGGTGAACGTCTTATTGCGTCTACAGCAGGAACAGAGGTTTCTTTAACGGCTAATGACAAGCTGACCTGTGCGGTAATCGGCCGCGCAAAACGCAAGGCTAAAATGCATGAACCGATGGTGAAACCTCTTAAAATTGATGGGCAGGATAAATACATCATGCTTGTTGGTACTTGGGCAGCAAGAGATTTGAAAGCAGATCCTGTATGGCAGGCGGCACAGCAAAATGCGGCAATCCGCGGCAGCAAAAACCCGATTTTCACCGGAGCGCTCGGCGAATATGACGGCGTCGTGCTATATGAATATGAACGTGTCATGAATACGAAAACCGGTGCGTCTTCTGCAAACGTTGTTCATAATTTGCTTTTAGGGCAGCAGGCGGCATGCTTCGCTGTAGCCCGCGAAGCTCGCTTCATTAAAGATGAGGATGATTACGGCAATGTACAGGGGAACGGTATCGCGTTCTTCGGCGGCATTGAAAAATCCATCTACAACAGCAAAGACTATGGCGTGATTCAGGTCATGACCGGCGGTGCTGTAGAGTAATTTCAATGGAAATAAGGTGAGGGCTTTTTACAGCCCTCTTTCCTTTTCTTAAGGAGTAATCATGACTGTAAGAGATTTAATTGACCGTGCTTATATGCAGGTGGGCGATACGTCGCAGGTAAACTATACACCATATCAATTTCTGGAGTTTTATAACGAAGGCAATCATATTCTGCATCGGTTAGTGGCGCAGTATATTCCGGATATAGTGAGCAAGACCGAAAGCGGCCATCAACCACGTCCAGATGTAGCATTGTCCAAAATGGCACTCCGCATTCTTTCGGTGAAAGATGCAAGGGGGAATGATATTGATTACGATTTAACCGCCCATCAGCTGGTAACGGCAAAAGATAAAAACCAACGCGGATTAACTGTAGTATATATCCCGTCTGCAGATTATAAAGACATGAGTGATAAAAGCGGTTATCCGTCAGAAATGGAAAGTATGCTCGTCAATTACATGGTGGCACGCATCCTGAAAGCGGATTTATCGTTTGTATCGAACTGGGAAAATGAAGTCTCTGAAATAGCGTGCCAAATGGACGATGAAGGTGGTTTCATAGCAAGGGGGTACTGGCCGTATGACAGTAGGCGAATTGATTACGATGATTAATCTGGATACGAATGAAATACTGGACGATAGCACGGAATATATCCCTTATATTAATGCGGCTATTGATTATTTGACTATGGCGCTTATCCCGATGAAAGACAGGGAAGTTGTAAAAAGTATGGACATTAACGACAATAATCCGGTACCCGGTGATTTTACAGCGTTTGTTCCGGCGGTGGGTTATCCTGTCCGCATTGTGAATGGGTCTTTCCAGACGTACGGTGGAAAGACTGTTAATGATGTATTTTACGCCGTGAAAAAGCCGCATGTATCAGATGAAACGGATTCTATCCCATTCGGTGATATTTTCCATTTCATTTTGGTACAGTTGGTTTCGTTTCTGGTCAAAAAGAAATCTTTAATGCTTGACTATGCTAATGCGGATAAAGTTTTTATCGCTGATTTGACAGCGGCAATTCAAGCAGCAAGAGGACGCTGATATGGGAGAACGTTTCTTTGCTTCGACGAACGGTTTTAGGTTAGGTTTGGACTGGAGCAAGCCGGCAGAAAGTATTGATTTGCAGAGTTTAACGCAAGCGATTAACTGTGAATACGGTCCAACAGACAGTGCGCTTCAAACGGTGCCGGGCGTGAAAATAATTTATACGGGAACGGCGAATATTGAAAGTTTGTATTACGACAATTACCGCCATCAGTATTACTTTTCTTGCGGGCGCGACCTGTACAAAACAGTCGATTTTGTAACGGTCACCCGGCTGGGAACATTAACCGGTAACAGCACTCCGAAATACCACGCTTTTGACCATGATATATTGATTGCGTCCGGCGGTAAGCTGCAGGCTGTTTCTGGTGCCGGTGTGCTGTCTACTGTAGACGAAAGTCCGACTTGCGAATTTGTGAGTAGCCATTCCGGCTCCGTCATTGTGGCGTCTATTTATGGACACCGTGTCACATGGTCAGCTGTCGGAGATTATAAATCATGGACAACGAAAACGAACGACGCGTCATCGGCGCAGTATGTAGAAGTTGGTTATAAAGATCCCGGCTGTATTGTATCTATTGATTTCTTGTCAAAGGCAATCATTGTATATAAAGAATACGGTAGGGCATATCAAGTTGTGGGTAATCCCCATGAGAAAACACTTGCTGTTTATCCTCTTTCTGAAACGGCTTTGTGCTGCGGCAATTCAATCAGCATTGATGACCGAAGTTATTATTTAGGTGATGCGGGATTGATGAGTTTTGTTCCGACAAATACGTATGCGAATATTCAGCCGTCCGAAGTGGGTCTTAATATTAATGCACAACTGACAACGATTACATCGGAACAAGCCCGGATGTGGCATATTCCCGGAAGAAAACAGCTGTGGATTAAACCCGGGAAAAATCAGGATATATTTATTTATCATTATCTACCGCGGTACGAGGACGGACGTGGTGTTTTCACGTCAAGGTCTTTCGTTCATAATCTGCACGATGTATTGACAGTCGGCAAAGATGTCTATATCGCGTATGGCAACAAAATAGGGGTTCTGGATGCCGGCATAGATACTGATGACGGAGTGCAAATTACGACGTCAATTATTTCAGGAAACAGACTGGCGCAAAGACTGTTCTTACTGTTATTCTCTTATAATTTCGTATCAAGCAACCGTGTCGAAGGTTACGGCAGCATTACGATTAGCGATAAACGGGCAAAACCTGTTACATTCAAGGCGGCCGGTACAAAGTTATACTATGCGAATGAAAAGTTGATTAACGCAACCGGCAGGCTGAATAGCAATGAGTATACGAAAGTAAATAAGATCGGCGGCGGAGCGAACCGCCATCTGCAGATAAAAATATTTGTCGCCAAGGGCGCTATCGCTTTGCGGCAGTTTGACTATACTTACGAGGAGGTTTAAATGTCTTATACGGAAAAATATCCTTTGAACCCGACGCCGCAAGGAGACAGCACGAAAGAAGCTGTACTAAAGAATAGGGAAGAAATCAAGACAATCGGGAATGCGCTTTCCGCACAATCAAAAGGCGGCGGGAGCGGTCTTCGGCAGCGCATTTTATACGGAAAAAACAGCGGCGGGAAGTATAGCTTTCTTTCCGGCGACGGATTGTCGGTCATTATTGACGGAAGTACGATACCTGTAATTTTAACGCTGGCAGACGGCTTTAATGAAAACGGCGCAAAAGATTATGTAGAAACAATTAATAAGAAAATCAGTGCATGGACGTTGCCGATTAATACAACAAGCTATCTGTTTGTGGAACGAAATAATGTGGGTGCTTTGTCTTACGGGAGTGTAACAGCAAAACCGGTATTTTCAGATTCATTGCCTTCCGGCATTGTCACAAACACTCATGTATTCAACACACTTGAGCAGAAGATGTATTACTACAATGGTACAGAATGGAAAGCTGTCGTAAGAGTTTTTGTTGCAGCGGTAACGACGAATGCAACCAGCGTGACAAAGATTGAATATATGAATAATGCGGCAGCGGTAGAAATGACGGAGGCTGAAAAAGAAAAATTATCCGGCATTGAAGATAAGGCGGAGGTTAATCAAAATACATTTGCCAATGTAAAAATTGGTACCGATAACAAAGGGTACGTGATTGCTAAAAATAAAAAGGATACACTGAATCTGCTGGCAGGCGATAACATTCGGCTCGTTCCAGATGGTGATAACAGGTCTATAGTTATTGGAGTGACTGGAACGGTTGTTTCTGCCAGCAGGGCAGATAGTGCCAGTAGAGCAGATAGTGCCAGCAGAGCAGATAGTGCCAGCAGAGCAGATAGTGCCGGCAGGGCAGATAGTGCCAGCTACTCTGATAAAGCCGGATGCGATAGAAATGGCGTCATTATTGATAATGGGTATTCTCGTTTCGGATATGCGTTAAATGAAGCTATACAGAATGGACCACCCCTTACGGATTGTCTTATGGTAGATATTGTAAATCAGTATTCTGATTTAAATAAACCCCGCTTGATAGATGGATCAACAACAACTGTAAATATTCCAGACCAGATTGCATGGGGCGTCCGAGAAGTTGTATTTATCAATAAAAATGCTTTGATTGTCCGGGTAACCGGTCTAAAACAAGATGCCAAAACGATGGTATTTTATCTGAACAGCTACAATTATGGTGATTGGACAGGATGGACACGACTAGGTAATGCCGGTGAAATTCCTGGTGGCCGTATATGGTTTATGTGAGCAGGGGATTAATATGAGTAGTGTTTTTAAACGTTTATTTTATCAAAAAAATAACGGAGAATCCGGTTTCTGCAATGTATATAGCGATTCTGATGACTGCCCGGATCCAAGATTATATGTTATTGTGGATGGGAGACAGGGATATATAAAAATAGGCAGTCCGAAATCAAGCGCTGCCAGCCCCCTGCGCTGTTTTGTTAAAAGTGCTTCTGATCAGGAATTCGCGATTTGGAAGTATAGCCCGTATGCAAATGATGAAGAGGACGCATAACCTCATGAAATTATCAAGTTTACAGGAAATGATAAAAGACTATGAGCGCATTACTGGAGAATCCATCAGCTTTGAAGGATTCTTTTTTGATGATGATTTTCATGATAAACAGGGAACACATTTCAAGTTTTTTCCGAATGCCGGATTTCTTTTCTGGCAGTTGATTAAGTATGAGGAAATCGTTTATTTTCAGATTCTTGAAACGTATGGTAAATTTCACAAAATGGTTGATTACATTAGAGAGGTGATGGTACTTAACGGAATAAAAGATATCGTGACAATGACGACGCGCAATCCGAAAGGACATATCAGACGATGGAAAATGGTACACCATCCGGAACATGATTATGATTACGAAGGACGTCATTACTATGTGCTGACTGGCACAATTGAAAATTTACATTAGAAAGGAGACTGCATGCTTTTATTTGATTTACAGCTTTTCGGGAAAAAGGGAACAAAGATAACAACTACGGATCCACAGGTTCCTAAAATGTCCGATGAGGAAAAGGGGTTACTCGGCGAGCAGCTGAAATGGGCGCAGACCACACAGCCGGTGGCACAGAACTTGCTTAACATGGCTAATCAAGCACTAAGCAGCCAGCAAGTGACGCCGAATCCAAACTGGCAGACGCTGTATGACCGGGCGCAGAACCAGACTGCTGCTAACAATCAGTTGGTGCAGGGACTGATTCCGCAAGTAAACGCAAATACAGACGCCAATGCAGCGGCTAATAATCGTTTCTCTGGCTTACTTGGGAATGCAATTCAATCGATGTCGCAGGGAAACAAAGAATTGGCGTCTGAATATAACGCGGCTATGCAGAATAACAGCACAGCTATGCAGGGATTGTTAAACGGTGTGCTGCCATCTTCTTATGCGGAAAATCGACAAAAGGCATTACAGGCTGATTTAACGAATACAGTCGGGAATACATTGTCCGGACTGGCCAGCCGGGGAATTATTAATTCTTCACAGGCGGACAGTGCATTCAATGATATTTCCCGTAATGCATCCAATACTTTAGCGGCGCAATACGGAAATGATATGCAAACGGCCGCGGGGCTTGCCGGACAGGCATATAATAGCCAGCTTGCGGGTATTAATGGCAAGGCCGGACTTTTGGGAGATATGTTCAAGAACCAGCTTTCCGGCTATGGACAGCAATCTGATTTGGGTAATACAAATTTCAATAACCGAATGCAGGGGCTGTCTACTTTATCACAGCTGGCGAACCAGTCACAACAGATGGCTATGGATCCGATTCAGACGGCGGCAACGGCACAGGAAGCGGCTATCAATACGCCGATGAAGTACTTAGCTATGGCCACAGGGCAAAATGCACCGACGCAAGGGTTATTATCTCAATTATCGCAACAGCGGTACAGTGTAGCCACACCGGGACAAACGATTGTCCGGCAGGGGAGTGGCGGATTCTTTGGAGGTCTTATGAGCGGATTAGGAAGTTATTTAGCATGCTTTGTAGCCGGAACAGAAATTTCAACGCCGGAAGGTGCAGTTGCTATCGAACAGATGGCGTTTGGTGACCAGGTTATTTCTCTTGGCACAGTGAATGAGGTTACAGAACTTCATGACATGGGTGAAGCGGATATTTATGAACTGCGCACGCCATCCTGCATGGTAGAAACCACACAGACAGAAGTATTCTTGACGCCTAACGGAAAGAAACCTTTAACCGAACTTTCCGAAGGTGAGAGTGTCATGACAGTAAACGGATTTGAACCGATTACATCAATTGTAGAAACCGGTCGAAAAGAAAAGGTTTATGAGCTGGAATTGACCGGAGATAACATGTTCTATGCAAACGGCATTCTTGCAGAAGGTTTAACAGAAGCTGACAAGACAGCCAATGGACAGGATGAAGATATTATTCCTGCGGAAGCGGTTACCGTTGTTTCTTCTGCAGAACAGAAAACAGAAGATTCTGCAGAAGAACCTATGCAGGAAACGGAAACATCTGCAGAAGAGAGTAACGAAGCAGAAGAAGAGAAAAAGCCGGCAGCTAAGAAACCGGCAACAAGAAGAAAGACGGTTACTAAGAAAGCGGGTAAATAATCATGAGTGTTATCTATGTACAGGATAAATCACCATGGGATCAGATTGGAAATCTGGCGGGACTGTGGGCGGCAAACCGTCTGCAGAAGATACAGGATACCCGCAATGCTAAAGATTATGCAACAAGAGTATTCGGGGGCTATCAAGAGGAACAATCCCCGGGACTTTTGTCTCAATTGACACAGCCGCAGACCCCGCAGATGGGCAGTGGCCTTTTTGCACAGGACGGTCTTGAAAAAGCAATGCCTCATTTCAAGATTAACACTGCCGGCACACAGCCTTTGCAGTTTTCGGCTCCGGTGGGGCAGGACGCATTAGAACAGGCAGCTCCCCATTATCAGTTGAATATGCAACAGACACAGCCGCAAACACAAACGCAGCCAAGTGCGCCTGACAGGAGCCAAATTAAGCAGTCGCTTCGGAATAAAGCCGGGGCGGCGTATGTCAGCTTTATCAAGAGTGGTTACGGTCAGCAGGAAGCAGCGCGTATGGCAAAAGAAATGCTCGAAAATGACACAGCAGAAGAATATGGTAAACAGCTTAGCGCCTATCAGGACAGCGTTCTTGAGCCGGCAAGACAGGATATTCTGAATCAGCTTGTCTATACCACGGATAAAGACGGGAATGCGACAGTCAGCGGTTATGATCCGAAAAAGCTTAAGGCAATGGCGCCGCGGATTGCCGCTTATAATTACCGTGCTCAGCAGCTGGGGCTTCCACAGATTGATATGAATATGCTAAATAACATCAACGCGTTGGATAAGCCGAATATTTCTTATAAGACAATGCCAAATGGCCAGCTTGTAGGAATCAATGGCGATACAGGAGCTGTCCAGCAGATGGGGAATTATGCACCGCCGCAAGATCCGCGACGTTTTTATGTGAATACCGGCGGCGGATTATTTGATGTCAGAAGCGGGCAGGTTATTCCTGGTACGGCAAGAGAAGTGCAAGGGCCCGGAACGAGCGGGTACAATTCACAGATTATTTCACAGCTAAGTCACTTGCAGCAGATGTACGAGAAGCAACATATGTATGATGATGATTTCGATCCCGCAAAATCTCCTTATTATGCGCAGCTGCAGCAGGTTTTAGGATTGCAGCAGCCCGGACAGCCGGGAGATGTAACAGGCGGACAAAAACAGCTTGTTAATGATGAGCAGGGGCTTAGCAATAAGATCATGGAAATGCGGCAGCATATGTCCAAAGAAGAAGTACAGCAGGCATTACGAAACGAAGGACTCGGTTTCTATGCAGCATGGGTACCGTAAAGAGGTAAAATATGGGTTATTTTGATGAATTTCAGCGCGCTGGCGGTAATACTGGCGGTGAAAGATATTTTGATGAATTCAAGAATCAGCCGCCGCAGGATTCGTCTTTGCTTGATAAGGCCAAAGGCTTTTTGAACAGCATCGATGACGCTTATGAAGAAGGGCGTGCAGCGCGTAAAGCGCAGTGGGAGAAGACAAAAGCCAATGTATGGAATACTCTTTCTGATTACGCGTCCAACGCAGGACAGGCCATAGAAAATTACGGCAATGAAATTGCGGCGGCCGGTGAACGTGCTTTTGCGGCATATAAAAACGGGGACTCCATCAATATGGAAGACCCGACGCAAGGATATGAGAGCGAAAATTATAACCGAGCAAAAATGAATGTCTACAATGAGCTGGTAGGCAAACCTGCCGGGTACACCGCCATCACACCCGGTATGCCCGGCATTGTCCGCATGGCAGGCGGTGCTTTAGCTGTCCCGACTCTTGTTGATTCTACGATGCAGGCTTATGATCAGAACATCGCCAATGATGACGGCACGCCTGTTATCAGCACAGCAAAAGGGGCTCTTTTGGATCCGGTCATTAATCCCATTAAAGAGGCGGTCACCAATCCGGGAGAATATGTACAGAGCCTTGTTGATAATCCGCTTGAAGCGTGGGATAAAGTATTCTTGCCGGGGGCTATTATTCACGGAGCGGCCAAAGGCATAAAAAAAGCAACGCCTAAAAGTATCAGCGAGCCTATCCGCGAACATATCACAGAACCGTTTAATGAACATGTTATTGATCCGGTAAAGAGCGGCCTTGCCAACGCGAAAGGGCGCTTTTTTGATTCTTTTAAACGTGGCGGAGAAACAGGTTTTGACGATTTAGCCCGTGATACAGAGATGGGTACGCAAGCTTTCAGAGAAACGAACTTGCCGCCTGAATATGGTGAAACGGGAGATATAAAAACAGATGTTTATAACCGTCTCCGTCAGAATGGATTTACCGATTCCGAAGCGGCAGGGATTACCGGAAATATTGCGCAGGAATCCATGTTTGATACAGAAGCGCTTTCAAAAGATGGATATAATTCCCACGGGCTGGTGCAGTGGACAGGCGATAGAAAGGCACATTTAGAGCAATTTGCCCGGGAAAACGGACTGGATCCCAAAGATTGGCGTACACAGGTAGATTTTATCTCCGAAGAGATGAATACTACAGAACGGGCGGCTTTTGAAGCACTCCGCAAAAATCCGAATATCACTCCGGAAGAAGCGGCGCATATTGTCCGTGAACAGTATGAACGTCCGGATCCGGCAGTGGCCAATGACGCATACCGCCAGCAGGTGGCCAGAGAAGTATATGATGGCCGCAATATTCGCCCTATGCAGAACAGTCTCAATGATTTTGCCGAAGATGTAAAACAAGCCGCGCCGGAAGAAGCAAATTTAAATTTCATGAAGGATTCGATGAAAGATATTACGCCGGAAGAATTGTCCAATCGTATCAAAGATGGGACTATACCCAAGGAAGTATTCCGTACGTATGACGAAGCGGAATATAATGCATTCAAAGATTTACCAGAAAAGCAGAAATTTAAGTATGCAAGTGACCAGACAATAGCTCTTAAAGATGGCGTTCATGATCCTATGGGGGATGTGGTTAAGGTCATTTTTGATGATTCCAATCAAAAGGCGATTGATGATGTAACCAATGCTTTTGTATCCGGACACGATGCCCATGCAACGCTAAGTGACCGGCGGGCATTTGCTACCGGATTAATCAAAGACACCATAGAACGTCCTGATGTCATCCTTAGACAGAAAAACGGAAGGAAGATGTATTCCAGTTACTGGCGTGGTGGGGATAATATGCTTCATCAGGTTATTGTCAGTATGGATAAGGCGGATCATGGTAAGATTATTTCTTCTAATGTAGCTGCAGATGGACCCCGACATAGAGGAAATGCCATGAGGAGATTTGTCTACAATACAAAAAACGCCGACAGTATTTTATACGTCGACGATAGTATTATGGGCAAAATAAGAGCCCGTCAGTCAGGGGATCCTCTGCAGGCCTCCGGTGATAGGGTTTCTCCGCGAGATCCCTCGCTCCACCCATCCGGCAACTCTATTGTAGCAGAAGAAGCTGGAAAAGTAAAATTGCCGGGCGATGAGCGGTCATTTATGGCAAGACCGGTTGAGGAAGCGGCCGGTAATGACTTGACGACATGGCAGGGAGAGACGATTTCACGCAAACAGATTCTTGATGATGTAAATAGCATTTTCGGCGCTACTATCAAGAAGGGGCGTGTCGGTAAGAAAGGTACAAGCGGATGGTATAACCCTAAAACGGACGTTATACGGACAAGAACATTCGGAGATCCTCGGACGGTTATGCACGAACTTGGACACTATGTGGATGCAAGGTTTAAATTCAGCAATCGTCCCGGTTTTGATACGGAATTTTCTAATGTTATCCATAAACGTTTCGGAAATGCCTACAATAAGGGCGGTATAAAAACCATCCGAAAGGAAGGGATTGCTGAATTTTTCCATGATTACGTCACAAGCAGAAAGAAAGCAGCTGCTGAATTTCCGACGTTTTACAAAGAATTTAAGCAGATACTGGAAGGTGATAAAGACCTGCATGCTGCAGTGGATAAATTATCTTATGTCGGACATCAATGGTATGCGCAGCCCGTGTGGGAACGGATGAAAGGTTCTGTTTCTTTTGGCAGTAAAGAAAATCTACTGCAGAAAACGCTGAAGTTCTTTAAAGATTCTAAGGAAGTCGCACGGAAAGTTTATCATGAGCCGTATACTACAATGGTGGATGAACTTCATCCATTAGAGGAACTTATCGGTGAAGTAGAAAAACGCACGGGAAGAAAGTTAAGGATAGAAGAAAACGCATTCAAACAGGCGTGGCTTGCGCGCGGTTGGGCAGGTAAAGCAGAAGCCCTTCTGCAGCATGGAGATAAACGGCTCGGTGTAAAGGCATTTAAAGATGTTATCCGACAAATCCCAGAAAACCGGTTTGAAGATTTCTCTACATATCTGACGGCGTTGCGTGAACTGGATATGAATAAGTGGAACGAAGTTCTTCCGCTCGGGGAAGAACCGTTGATTACAAGGTTTACGAAAGCAGAATGTTTTGAAGCTATTAAGCATTACGAAAAAAGCCCTGTCTTCAAAAAGGCTGCCGCAGAAGTTCATAAATACAGTGATACACTGCTTCATTTAGCAGTAGAAGGTGGAATGCTTACTGCAAGAGCCGCGGCGGATATGAAAGCTAAATATCCGCATTATGTACCTTTCTTCCGTGAATTTTATGAAGCTGCAGAAGCACAACGGAATGGAACAGGAAAGGGATTTGCCAATGTGGGAGCTGTCACAAAGAAAATGCGCGGCAGCACTTTGGACGTGGTAGACCCATTGGAAGGAATAATCCGGAATACTTTCTCAATAATGAGCGCCATCGAACGGAATAAAGTCGGGCAGTCTATTGTAAAACTGGCAAACGTTGATGGTATGGGAGCATTGATTGAAAAAGTGTCCGGTGCGGCGAAGGTAACGGATCATAGTTTCAGTGTGTGGAAAAACGGGAAGAAGGTCGTTTATAATACGACGCCGGAATTGTATCAGGCATTTAAAATGCTGAATCCGGAAGGTGCAAACATGTTTACAAAGCTTCTTTCCTACCCTGCAAAATGGCTCCGTGCTGGGGCGACGTTGGGACCAGAATTTATTCTGCGAAATCCTGTCCGCGACATGATTTCTGCTACAATCTACTCTAAGCATGGATTTATCCCCGTTGTAGACACTCTTAAAGGATTAGGGCTGTATCTGCAGAAAGGAAATACGTACTGGGAATATATGAGATCCGGTGCGTCGCAGGCTAACCTTGTCTCTCTTGACAGAAATTATCTTTCCGGGCAAATGAGAGATCTCTTGCAGCGGCCAAGCGTTAAAAAGATGATTACTACTAATCCAATTGAAGTTTTACGTGGATTATCCGAAGCCACGGAAATGGCTACACGCTTAGCAGAATTTCATAATGTCCGGAAAGGGTATACAGGTATCGGAAATCGGCTGTTCAGCAGAAAGCGAAATCCGGGCAGTATTCAAGAAGCGGCGCTTGAAAGCCGTGATGTAACGTTGGATTTCTCTCGAATAGGTTCTCATACAAAATCGCTGAACAAGACGATTGCCTTTTTCAATGCGGCTATTCAGGGAACGGACAAGATGTTCCGCGAATGGAAAGCGAATCCGCTGGATATGACTGTAAAAACAGCTATGTGGATTACCTTGCCGTCAGTATTGCTTTGGGAACTCAACAAGGACGATCCACGGTATCAGGAACTGCCGCAGTGGCAGAAAGATATTTTCTGGATTATCCCGACGAAAGACACGCTGATTAAAATCCCCAAACCCTTTGAACTGGGAATTCTTTTCGGTACCGTTCCGGAACGTATGCTGCAGTGGGATTATGACAAAAAAAGGAAACAAAAGGGAGTGGGATTTAAGGGACTTGCCGGTTCTGTACTTGATTCTATGGCTCCGTCTTTCCTGCCGACTGCATTAGTACCGGCTATCGAAGCGGTAACCAATCATTCAATTTTCATGGGACGCGATATCGTACCACAAAGCCAGCAGAATACAATCCCTGAACTACAGTATGGCCCTTACACGTCAGCGGTAGGTCGCAAAATAGGTGAAACGTTCGGCGTTTCTCCCCGCAAGATAGATAATACAATCCGCGGATATGGCGGGAGCCTTGCCGGACTGGGATTGACACTCACTGATCAGATGGTCGGACTGGATGAAACACGTCCGGCAAAACGAATTTCCGAAATGCCGGGTATCCGTGGATTTACCGCCACACCTTATTCCAGTAGTGAAAGCGTGCAGGAAGTTTATGATGCATATGACAGGCAACTGAAACTGTTCAATGCGGGGCGGGAACTACATAGGCGGATGGACGGATTCGATCCGCGAGAATTTGAACAGATGAAGAATGCCGTGAAAGCTTTTCAGAATATTAACCTGGCAAAGAAGGCAGTCATGAAAAGTAATTTATCCAGTGAAGCTAAACGAAAGAGGCTGGATGAAATACAAATGTCACAAGTTAGAATTGCAAGAAAGGCATTAGGGAAAGGAGATATCAAATAATTGGAACAGGAATTTTTTCATGCATTACTGCCAATTGCCAGTAATATTGTATATGTTGTTTTATCAATGGCTGTAGGTTTTCTTTGGAATAAAGCCAAGGGGCTACAGGAAAACAGAGAAAAAACAGAAGATGGCGTGCGGGCATTGCTCAAAGACCGTTTAATCGGGATCCACAGCAACGCTATGAAAAAGCAGTATATCACTTACACAGAAATGGAGCGTGCATCAACGATGTATGAAGCTTATCACGGTTTAGGCGGCAACGGTACGGGTACAGCAATTATGGAAGAACTCAAGCGTCTTCATATTCAAAGGGATGATTAATCATGATGGAAAAAATCAAAAAACTGTGGACGCGGTATGTGCCACGTATTTCAAGGCGTGCGAACACGTCTTTGAAAGTGGTATATCTTTACGGAGCTGGACTTTTGATTCTGTTTTTCATGGTTCTCTTTTCATGGCTTCATGATTTCTACCGAACAGGCACAGCTAATACGGCACAATTAATTACATTTTTCAAAGAGTATGCAGCTCCAGCAGTAGTCGGGGCTGTTACTTTTATATCAGTTTTTTCAGTGAATAAAAATCGGAATGGTGATTCTGACGCGGCAGAGAAAGGAGCGGCAAACAATGAAGGGGATAGACGTATCGGAAAATAATGGAGTAGTGGATTGGGGTGCTGTAAAAGCGGCAGGTTTTGAATTTGCTGTTATTCGCATTGGTTACGGAAAAGGGCATTTAGACGGCCAATTTTACGACAATGTGAATGGCGCTTTAAAAGCAGGACTGAAAATCGGCATTTACCATTATTCTTATGCATTATCTGACGATGTGGCAGGTATCGAGGCGGATTTTGTTATTCAGACGCTTGAAGAGTGCGGATTGACTACAGATAAATTACCGATGGGTGTATGGTTTGACATGGAAGATGGTGATGGTTATAAAGAACGTCATGGCATGCCGGATAATCAGGAATTGACAAACATCTGCAATGTTTTCATTAATCGATTGTGGGATGCAGGCTATAAATATGTAGGATTATATTCTTGTTATGACTGGCTTGTGAATGTTTTAGATGTTGATCAGTTAGGCGGTTGTGCAATTTGGTGTGCGCAGTTTGCAAATAGATGTGATTATCCGGGTGCCCATATTTGGCAGTACACAGAATCCGAAAACATTGAAGGAAAATTGTTTGATGCGGATGTCGTGATGGAGGTATAAATGTGTGGGATAAATTTAAGACGAACAATTATTATCGCCTTGTTATTGTGGCTATTACCCTGTTGCTTGCTGCAAGCGTCGGATACTGGTTGTACTACACAAACAGCAGAGCCAAGGCAGACTATCACGATGTCAATCAGTCAGTGGAACTCATTGAAAACAGAATTCAACGGACTGAAAAACGACTTAGCGATGGAACGGCAGAAATTGACAATGCTCAAGCTGGACTCAAGCGAGCAGATGCAACAGTTAGAGATGTTACAAATACAGCTCGACGAAACGCAGCAATCATTAATGAATGCGAAGATATCAATGATAGAAGCACAGCACGAATTGAACGGATTGAAAGTATTATTAGAAGGGTTGAAGAACAAAATAAAGAAGTTGGAACACAAACAAGCAGTCATACGTAGACAACGAGATATATATGCGGGGTTGCTTATTATTACTTTGGGCACGATTATTGCCCGGGGGTGATAAACTGGGCGGGAAACCGCCCCTAGTTTTTACCCAAAATTTACGATAATATTTACGATAATTTATAAAAAAAATATACCTTTTAGTGCTATTTTGTACCCTAAAACATTCAGTATTTACCGATGTTTTTATTATAATTCAAAATTGGAAATCATGTTGCCGGCGAATACCGGCACGGGGGTTCGAATCCCCCTCTCTCCGCCACGAAGTCAGAGCCTGTCAAGTAAGACGGGCTTTTTTATTTTGTAAAAAATGGAATATTTAAAGATGTAAAAAGTTGTTTTTGCCCCCACTTTGACGACACTTTGTTCCGGTGCGCAAGAAAATTTGATTGTATGGGCTTTTTATTGAAATATGGCAATATATCATTTGTCCTGCAGGCGATTTTAATATTGATTCCGTATAAGGAAGCAAAGAAAACATTTACAATACCGTCCCTGTAAACTATAATTAAAAATAGGAAAAACATTTGAAATATTACTTTGGGAGAGCAATC